AAAGCCAAGGACTGATCGTGGCCAAGCGCCACATCCACTTCGACCCGGTCAGCGCTGCAGCCTTCGGTGTGAAGGACAACGAACTTGTAGATCTCAGGGTTGATGGAGAGCGTGGTGCCGTGTTCCTTAATGTCATCTGCCGGGTAAACCCTGCCTATGCCCTTGAATGTCATCTTGATTTTGACGAAGGCAACGCGGTCGGTATCGGCTCCGGTTCATACGGACACGTGGTCCGCAGGTAGCGTTGCTCGGCGATCCGGCCGGGCTCCCCTGATGGCGGCCCGACGGCCGCCATTTTTTTGGCCCCTGGGAGTGGAAAGACCATAGTGAGACTTGTTGCACAGGGCAGACGACATATGGAAGGGGAATATACATGAACAAGATCATACTGAAGGCCCAGGACCTTGATGGTTATCTGACCGATGACGACCGGGCGCTGATGGAGAAGATGGACGGCCTGTACAGGAAGGCCATGCTGTCTTACAGCATACTGTCTTCTACCAAGGGTGTGGCCGAGAGGCACCGTGAAGAGGCTGTACTCATCGAGTTGTACAACGAGATGGGCGGGCTTATGCAGGAAATATGCAAGGCCGAACCGCGCATTCAGGTATATTCCTTTGCTACCCCATCTGAGAGCCATGGTGAAGCGTCCAGGCTTATTGCCAAGTTGCGTGATGTTGGCACCCAGCGCCGCCACGTCCTTCAGCTCCTCGTCCGTGGCGTAGTACAGGCCGGTCAGCTTCTGGAGCGTCAACTCCATCTGCCGGAACGTCGGCTTGGACTTCGTGAATGCCCCCGCCTCGGCCGTCCAGTACGCCAGGAGCCCGCCGCGACGTGAGCCGTCAACCCGGCTCGTCTCGTCAACGACATTCATCTTCATGCCGTTGGCGTTCGCGCTGATCGGACGCCGGTCTGTCTTCCCCACGAGAATGGCCGTCTGGTAGGTCTCCGCCAGCAGTGCGCTCTCGAAGTCCGTCTGGACGAGGAAGCCGCCATCGCTGGCCACGCCTTCGGAGCCTCCGAGCGCCGCCGCCTGGATTGCCAGCAAGCCGCGGTCAACCGCGTGGGGCGTCTGGGCCGCGCGTGCCACCGCCGCGAACTGCTCGCCGAGACTGCGGAACGGCGTCGGCATCTTCTCCGGGTCCGGCGGCTCGGCCGGCTCGGGCTTCGGATCGCTGGCCCCTGACGCCGGCGCGTTGCGCTGCGCCTCACGGATGATGCTCAGCGAAGAGATGTCACCGTCCAGCGCCTTGATGCGCTCACCGATCTCGTTGGCCCGCGTGGTCTGCTCGTCGCCCCATTCGGCAACGGTATCGAGCGTCTCGCCTTCCCTGACCAGCTCGGCCCGCTCTTGCAAGAGCACCTGGTATCTACTTGCCATGTTGCCCTCCTGGTTCTGGGTCCGGGGCGCAAACGACAAAACGCGCGCTCCCCGGACGCTGTTTAAGCGCCCGACGGATACGCGCTGACCTTTGGGTCACGTGATTCCCGTCTTCTCTACTGTACCTCCGGTCTCTACGGAGCCTTCGATGCAATAGAGGCGATCACACTACTATTCAATTGATTAAGACATTACACCTTCGTGCAAAATGCTGTCAAGCGGTCAGACGAAACTGCTGACCGATTATGCGATCACCCTTCGAGGAATTACATCGTTTGTGCGCCAACTGAACATTGCGATAAGAATGCTCACCACCACGACTCAGCGGAAGGACGTGATCCAGCGATTCCATACCAATCGCGACTATGGTGCCACATATACCACACCTGTTTTTATCCCGACGAATGACTTCCTCTAAGGACACATGCTCTTTGAATGCGCGGCGCTTTCGTGCCCGTCTCGTCTGTTTATATTGCCTAAGCCGAGTCGGGTTAGCGGCCTTCCATTCGCGAAGCTTTTCTGGGTGGGCCGCTGCCCGTTCGCGGAAATAGTTAGGATGCGCGGCACGCCACGTCCGCATATATTCCGGGGAGCCACCGTAGGATTGACCAGTGTGGGCTCGCCTATAAGCGCAATGACGTGCTCGTTCCTTGACCCGATTCGCCTCTCTCCAGAATGCCCGGCCAGCCCGTAGACACTCTTTACACTGACTCATCCAACGGTTCGCGTCGCGCTTGTAGAAGTCCACCAATGATTTGTCTTGGTGACATTTGGTGCATGTCTTCATCTTATCAGCCTATGCGATTTAGCCTGTCAAGCCCCTCAGTGCTGGCCGTTCTCCGGCAGATTCCCGTGAATCGGGATGATGCCCGCCTTCGGCGCCTCCTGGGCGCGGATGACGTCCTTCGCGATCTCCATCATCCCGTAGCACAAGAGCTTGTCCTGAATCGGCCCTCGCACTTCGAGGGTGCGGTCGTCCTTGAGTGTGATAATCAACTCAACTGCCATCGCCCTACCTCTTTCCCAAGAGCGCCATGCGTAGACGGTGCCGCTCGCGTTCGTCGACGGGCGCTGTTTCCGGCTCCGGTTCGGCCATCATCTCAACGTCCGCCTCAGCCCTCCATTTCTCTTCAGCTTCCCGGGCTGACGAGCCGCCCAACCGCCGCAGCACATCCTCCATCGTGCCGATGCCGTCTATCATCCCCAGCGCCTTGGCCCGGCCCGCCGTCACCACGCGCCCCTCACCGAAGCCGTTCCGCACCGTCGCCTCGCTCACACCCCGGTTCCGGGCCAACGCCTTGACGAACTGCCCGTAGATGTCGTCTACGATGCTCTGGACGTGCTCACGGGCGGTGTCGGAAAGCGGCTCCCATGCGTTGCCCTCCACCTTGAACCTCCCCGCGCTGATGAACGTCGTCTTGATGCCGGCCATCTCCGCTGCCTTCGACAAGTCCGTGTGCTCAGCGTAGACCCCCACCGAGCCCACCATCGCGCCGGGCGTCGCCCACATCTCGCTCGCCGCCGTGCCGATCCAGAAGGCACCGCTCGCCGCCAGACTGTTCGCCAGGGCAACCACCGGCTTCTGCTTGCGCGCCTTGAATATCATGGAACTCAGCTCGTCGACCCCGAACGTCTCACCGCCGGGACTATGGATATCCAGCACGACGGCCTTGACGCTGGGATCGCTCATCACCTGCTGGAACGCCCGCCCGAACATCTCCGTGGACGTACCACCAGACATCTCCGTCATCACGTTCATGCGCTGCGACAGAACGCCCAGCAGCGGCAGCACGGCGATGCTGCCGCTCCGAGTCGACGCCGGCCGGTCCGCCGCGGCACCAAGCCGCGCCTGTATCTCTTCTTTCGTCAGGGTTCCGCCCTCCATCCTGAACCGGAGAATGGAGGCCATCGTCTCCAGCGTCTCCGGGAGAATCACCCACGGACGGTTAAAGAACGCTCCCGCGATGTGTCCGTACTTCATGCTTCCACTCCTTCCGCACGAGCGGCCGCCGATTCGACGATGCCCGCGATGGTCAGCCCGCCGTCAAGCACGATCACATCAGCCCCTTCCGGGATGACGCCACGCTCTTTCATCTCTGCCCGAATCCGCGCGGCCCCCTCCTGCGTGATTCGCTGCGGGCATTCGAGCACTAGCGTTTGACCGGGCTTCAACTTCAGTTCCTTGATTGTCGCCTTTAGGTCCAGGTCACACATTCGCTTCGACTCCTTCTCTCAATGCCGACAGCCCGACCTCTTCTCGATAGGCGTTCGGTATGCCCAGCGCTAACCCGGCCAGCCGTTCACTGTGCCGCTCTTCCCATGTTTCCGCGACGGCGACGCCGCCGTCCAGCAATTCCGCCATCTGTGTTGCAGTGTGCGCTTGCGCGACCGCCTCTGGGATGCAGAGCGCCGCCGCCACGAATCCGGCGTGCTCCGCGTAGAACTCCGCGACCCACGCCCGCCATCCCTCCGGGTCCGACGCGTACCGCTTCGCCGCCTTCGCCACCGCCGCCGTCTCCCGCCGAATCACCCGTGACGCCGCCTCTAGCGCCAGGAGACGCGCCTGTCCGTTCGAGGTGCTGGTCCCCGTCTGTCCTTGCCGCATGTTCAGTGGCGACAGGAACTCGTCGAGCCCCGGCGCCGCGTTCAAGTCCTCCCGGCTTCGAATCTCATTACGGTTCTGCCAACCGTCCCGGATCGCCATGCCGTAGGCCGTGTATCGGCTCGCTGTGTCGCCACGGAGCAACGCGTCCATGTTGTGCTGCGCATAAAACACCGCCGGATTCATAATGAGATCGGCGGCGATTCGCTGCTCCCACCGAATGCACCACGGGCGGATTGTGTCCACAACGTACTCGATGGCCTGATGCTCGATGTTGGTGAAGGTGGCACGCGAAAGCTCACCGATCTTGTGCGGCGGGATGCGGAACCAGCGAGTCACCTCTTGCACTTGCTGAACGCGGGTCTCTAGCATCTGGGCGTCTTCTGAACTAAGGCCGATCTGCTGCCACTTCAACCCCTGTTCCAAGACGGCCACCTTGCGGGTGCCGGCGTGCTTCTCTTGCCAGTCTTTCGCCATCCGTTCCGCCGCCTCCGGCGTCAGTTTCGAGTCAGTGGAGAGAATGCCTGATGGGGTTGAGTCTTCCTTGAAGAAGCGAGCCGCGTATGCTTCCGCCGCTAGGCCCACGCCGATTGACTCCCGCGCTAGGGCGATCACCGACAGCCCCGTAATGCCGTCACTCGATAGCCCCCGCAGGTGAAACATCTCATCGGCCAGCAGGACATACTCTTCCCCGGTCTTCCGGCGTACACGGTAACGGATAGCACCGTCGTCCCCGATCTCGACCTTGACGCGATCGGGGTGCAACGGCACGAGCTGGTCAACCACGCCGCGCGGGCCCGGCACGATCTGCGCGTAGGCATTCCCCCTCAACAGGACGTGTCCCTGCATCATCTCGCGGAATTCGAACGCCGTTTGCCAGCGGTTCGGCTGGTCGTGCAGTAGGTCGTACAGCGGGTGGAACGGCGCCCGGTTCTTCCCACCGTCCACTCGCTTCTGGTAGATAAAGAGGGGCAGGCTCGCCACGTCCTCTGAGATCGCCCGCACGCAGGCGAACACCGCCGAGCAGGTCATCGCTGTCTCCGGGGTGACGTTCGTCCCACTGTAGGAGGCCCGGACGAACGGCGTGTACCAGTGATCCGATCCGGGATCGAACGCTCGCGGCGCGACGCCCGCCATGCGGCTCAGCAAGTGGAGCGCCATCCTAGAGAACCTCTGTGGCGGTGATGCCTATGACCAGGCCGCCGTCGGCCACGAAGGAGCGCAGCTCTGTCCCCACGCGGGTCCTGAACAGGTTGGCCAGTACCAGGCCCGAGCCCAGATGGTC